GTCTTACCTGCTTTATTTCCGAACCTTGCACCTACATAACCCAAAAGGGCCCCCTTCTTTTTAGAAGGCATAAAAGCTATAGACCTTCTAAGGTTACCGCTCTTATTAGTTACTGTGCTTTCTTTGTTTTTCTTTTTAACTTTTCTAGTACTTACGGTACTTTTATCGGAGTCTTTAATAGATTCCTTTACAGCTTTTACTAGTGGCTTAGCAGCCTTACGTATACCCGCTTTAAATTGGCGGGCTTTCTTACGGTCTATATGCTTAAGCTCCTCTAGTTTCTTAAGCGCTTTCTCTAAGCCTTGTACTTCAAAGTAAATACCCTGCGCCATTAGTCCCTTAGTACAGTATCTATAATAAGGTAGCGCTCTCTACCCTCTAAGCTTACGCCTTCAATTTCGTAAGTCTTACCGCCCCAGCTTATCTTTACTGTAGCGTCTACGTCGCTGCGGTAGCGTACCGTAAAGCGTACCTTATTTAAGCTCGTTAGCTTCTCGGTATCTTCCCCCTCTTTAGGGGTTCCTCGGTAATCTACTTTAGCCCATACCTGCGCTAAGGTGCTATACGTGCGTACAGCCTGGCCGAAGCCGTCCGTACTTACGCTCGCACTTTGTAAGGTAATCCTTCTATCTAGTTTACCCGGATCAATCAAAGCGGAAAACTCTATAAGGGTTAAGTAAGTACTCGGAAGCTGTAGGTAAGCGGTGTACGCTGTCCATACGCTTCTCGTACATTTCGCCAATCATTAAAAGCATAGCCATCTTTATATTTGCCGGTACGTCCGAGGCTTGAGTATAGCCGCAGGTATAGCGAATTATAACAGCGTTTACCGTGTCCTTAGTACCTAGCCAGCCTTCGTTAGGCATAATGCGCGAGGGCTCGCTTACTAAATCCGTGCGGTAGTCGCTAGCTGTTACGGTTTGCTCGTCGCCGTTGCCGTCTATATACTTAACACTAGCTACCGCTTGCACTGGGCCGCGGCTTAAAAAAATAATATTTCGGTCGCCGTGGAAAGGATCTACGCCCGTTTTATATACGGGGAAAAAATCGTAGAACTCCTCTATAACGGTCGTTAAAAGAAACCTCCCTAAATAGCTCTCGGCCATTTGTGTAGAAGCGTCTATAAGTACCCCTAGCAGGGTGTCTTCTGCGTCGCTATCTACGCGCAAATAATCCTTAACCTCTTGTACGGTTAAAGCTTTTAAAGTTGCTGGGGTAATTATACTGTAGCTCATTACTTCGCTTTGCGGGTTGTTCTTTTAGTGCTCTTCTTGCTTACTGCTCTCTCTACTTTCTCTGCCTTCTTCTCCTCTACTACTTCGCAGAAGCCAGCATTTAAATACTCAGCAGCAGCCGCAGAGGGCAGCTCTACTACTTGCCCGGAGGTGTAGTAGAAGTCTGCCCCTGCTATAGCTTGGTTAAATATAACCTTCATTAGCTGCTTAAGCTTACGCTTGTACTAAGTGCTTAATAGCTGAACCTTGTAGTACGTTACCGTCTACACGGCGGTAAGCGATAAACCCAGTAGAAAGGGCATCAGCGAAACGCTCGTTAAGACGTAGTAACTGTACGCCGCCAGCTTCGTGAACGTAGTACTGCTTAAGATCACCGAAAATAATAGATTTGTTACCAGTAGCGATACCGTCCATATCTTCGTTAATGTATACCGGCTTACCGAAAAGCATATCCGGCTCGCCTACGCTCATTCCTGGAACGTATGCCGGGAAGTCGTTAGAAGATCCGAAACCTAATACGCGTACAGCTTTAGCTGTTGCGCTGTTCATCATAAACCCAGCGCCAGGAGCGTTACGGTAAGAAGCATCTACTGAGTAGAATAAGTCCATTACTTCGCTAACTGTTACAGCTGTAGCAGAAGCAGCAGTTTTACCAGCAGTAGAACCAGCTACGATACCTTGAGGCTGAGACGAACCCGTACCAGTAGTAAGGTGCGCGTTAATACCACGCTTCAAACGGTTAGCCAATTGGCCACCTACGAAGCTAGCCAAATCAAAAGCGTTATCGCTAATCAATTGGTTAGATACTTTTACAATTTTAGAAGAGTAAGTAAACGGCTCAAACTTCACGTTAGTAAAGGTCATATCCGATACGCCCTCAGCTGTGCCCTCACCCAAAATCGAGGCTACTACGGCCGTGTCATCGTTGGCAGGTAAATTAAAGTGCTGACCGTTAGCCGTGCGGATAACTGTAGCTACTTGCTCGATGTCCGATTTAAATAACTCAGTAGCTGAAACAAAGTCGCTCCAGTTTTCCGGTACCAAGAAACCACCTAAACCGTCGTTAGTAGTAATCTGCGTATCGGTTCCGCGTAATTCTGCAAGTGCGCGAGCCTCTGCTGAATTAATACCGTTCATACCCTTACGTAAGTAAGCGTTAAACGCTTCGCGAGCTTCTACTTTAGCAGCAGGTGCGTTATCGCGTACCTCAGCTTTAGCAGCCATTTCTTTCTTCAATTCTTCCGAGCGCTCGATACGAGCAGCAGCAGAGCGGAGCTCGTCTACTTCGTTAGAAATTGCATCGAATTTTTCGTTTTCCTCGTTAGATAGGTTACGGTCTTCAGCTTTTGCAGCTGCTACCATTCCCTGCATTTGCTCTACTAGAGCGCCGCGCTTTTCGCGCATTTGTTTAGCATTCATCTTTAGCTAGTTTAATTAAAGCGTTGTGTAAATTATAATTTAATTCCTCGGTAGGGGTCTCTCTTGCTTCCTCCGCTTCGCCTTCGCCGTTAGGCTCTGCGCTGCGTAGTCCGCTAGAGGCTTGATTGTATGCCGGAAAAACTACCGGGCTTACATCGAATAAAGAGCCTACCCTCTCTATATATCTTACGTGCTGGCCTTCTTCCATACGCCAGCTATCCTTTTCTACTGTAAAGCCAAAGCTAGACTGGCTTAAGTCGCCGCGTCTAAATAGCTCTAGCATATCGTTACCGTAAGAGGTGTTAGGCATCTCGAAACGGTAATAAAGTCCTTTTTCGTCTTCCTTAAGCTCTAGGGTTCCCGAAGTTGTCCGAGCTAAAAGGTAGTTACTATCGTGGTTATATAATGCTCTTACGTCATTGTCTAAAACGTCGCTAAAAGCATTCGGTAAAATAATCTCTCTAAAGCCGCCTAGGTCTTCACTCATTGAATTAAAGACGCTAGCGTAACCTTCTACCGTGCGGCCTTCTACAGCTGCTTTAAGCTCGCCGTCGTAAGCTCTTTGCTCTACCACTTCGCTAAGGCTGCGTACCTCTGCACCGTCTACCTTAGTTAAGGTGCTGAATAAGTGCGCTACTCTTAAAGGCGGTTTACGCTCCATAAAAGCGCCCTCTTCGCTATCGTAATCGTAAACGCTAATAAGGGCCGCCGGATCTTCTGCCGTGCCGTTTACCTTAAAGCCGCTGTCTGCTTCTATTTGGCCGTCCGTAGTAATCTCTTTTACTACGCCTTGGCTTCTACCGCCGGAGCTGTCCCAGCTCACGAAGTCCCCTACGCTTAAAGCTCCTGCTGCTGCGCGGTCGTCTTCTTTATCGTAGCCGGCCTCTTCCATTGGCTCAGCTTTGCCATAGGTTATAATTATCTCGGTAGCTGTTTCTTCTACGCTCTTAATGTGGCGCAGGCTTTTTTCTTCTTCCATATTCTCTAAGGTTCTTTCCGCCCAGCGGTGCATTTCATCGCCACCCCAGGCCGCGTACATTATACTTCCGCAGATCTGCTTACCGTCTTCGTCTTTAAAGCTGCCCTGGTCGTATGTCTTAGCTCTACTTAGGAAGCTGTAAATACGGGGTAGGCGCTGCTCCGTTATAGCTTCTTTGTTAGCTATTATACGGGCGCTTTCCCAGCCTACCGGCGTGCCGCAGTCGGTGCCCTCTTCTTTGCGAAGTTTTAGAGCTCGCTTAGCGTGATCCGTTGCAGCTTGTGGGTAGTCGGTAAAGCTCATTAGTCGGCGTCTACGTTAGTGTCGTCCTGCCCACTCTGCACCATATTTAAAGGCTGGAGGTAAATGTTCCCACCCTCTACCGGGTTAAGGTTCTCTAGGTCTCTAATGTCATTAACCGAAAGCCAGCCCCATTGTCTAGCAGTAGCGTAAGCTTCATACCTAGCCTTTTGGTCTCCTCTCATTAGCCCCTCCATAGTGAAGTAAGCGTAAAGGTTAGGCTCGTCTTCTCTAAATAGCTTACGGTTTAGCTCTACCTCCATACGGCGGACGTAAGGCGTTATACAGTCCCTAACGAACTGTATAGCCTGCTGTTCCGTATTAGCACGCGTAGAGCTATTCTCTAGGTCTGCTAAGTAGCTCGGAGGTATTCTAAAAATTCTAGCTATTTCGTTTACTTGGAATTTACGAGACTGTAGGAACTGGGCCGCCTCCGGATCTAGTCCTATCTTCTCGTACTTCATACCTTCCTCGAGTATCGCCGTAGAATGGCTAGAGCTTAAACCCGATTGGGCACGGTTCCAGCTTTCGCGTAGTCTCTTTACTACCTCGCTATTCAATCGGCCAGGAGCTGTAATAACTCCGCCGGCGTTAGCTCCGTTAGAATAGAAACGCGCGCCGTACTCTTGGGCCGCTAGGCCAATAGCTACGGCTTCGCGTGCCATTGCTAGAGGGCTTTTGCCTACTAAGCCGTTAAAGCTTAGCCCGACAAAGTGCAGCATCTCATAATCTAGGTAGGTGTTTTTTTCGTCGAATACGTAGACCTTCTCGCCTTCTACTACTTTTACCTCTACCTTCATAGGGTTCAAAGGAATAAGCGCCGTAGGGCGGCCTGCCGCGTTCATCTCTATTTTAGCGTAGGCGTTACCGTGTAAAACCAAGTTAGAGGCCATAGCCTCGCGGAAGGTAAAGGTAGAGCTTACGCTATTAGGTGCTTTCGCTAGTAAGTCTTGTACTGGATGGCCTACAGCTTTTACGCGGGTTTCCCCGTCCGCTTGGTAGACGTTTAAAGGTATGCTAGCTATAGTTTCGCTAATGATCCTTACAGCTGCATAAACAGCGCTAAAAGTAAGCGCGTTATCTTCGCTTACTTGTACTCCCGTTTTACTAGTACCAAAAAGCCCCGTAAGCCACGCAGCGGGATTAGCTAAACTAGTGCTGGGGTTTTCCGGGGAGCTTCTAAATAAGCGGCCTAAAAGGCCTGGGTTTTTATTTTCTGCCAAAGCTTAGAAGTGTATACTTTATGCAAATATACAAAAAAAAGTCTTTACTTCTTGTTTGGTTGCGTTTTTTATTGTATAGGTAGCCTAGTAATTTTAAAACGGTCGTTCTCGTAGTAGTTGCATTTGGAGTTTATAACCTTGGTTAAAGTACTGTAGTTTAATTCTAAGGCCTTGCAAGCTTTGGTAAGGGTTCTAAAGCCTTCTACCTTTCTAGAGCTCTTAGACTCTACTAAAATAATTCTCATATAAATAATATAGCGTTATCGTATTCCTTTTCTATGCAGGCAGCGCAGGCCTGCGGATCTTCTCCAGCTTCCGTATAAATTCCGCAAGCTTCGCAGTAGTAACCTATCTTAGTAGGCATAGCCTAAAAGAATGTACTGTATAAAGCTCATAGCTTTAAATAGTAGGTTCATCATTGGGAAAAATAGCAGCCCGCTAGCTACTATTATTAAGAGCGTCCTAGCGTCTCTTTGGTCCTGGGTTATTACTTTCTTTGCCATTGCTTTAAATAAAATTTAGCTTTTTCTAAGCTG